TATATTTATATTTTAATATAAATTTATAATTAAGTTATATATTATTATTAATATATAATGATTGGCAAAAAAATGAAATTATCTAATATTAATTTAAAAATTATTGATGAAAAAATTAAAACTTTCCAAGATATAATTCAAAATACTATTATTTCCGCGCAAAAATATAAAATATTAGATATACTTACTGCAAATGAAATAAATATTTGTATTCAAAATTTAGAAATTCTATTTAATAATTTAAATGTACTTTCTAATAAAATTTATAGTTTTATTAGTGAAAATTTATCTCCTAATATTGATGAAATTTTAAATAATTTACAAGATGTAAATAATGAATTATCTAGTATAATTAAAAATTATGGAACTAATAATTTTAATGATTTATTAATTATTTGTTTAGGATCCGACTTTGTAAATAAAAATTTAAATGATCCAAATTGTAAAGACAAATTTTATTTACTTACAAAATATGTGCACCCTATAAATTATAAAGTAATTCAATGGAAAAATAATGAAAATAAAAAAAATAATAAAGAAAATGTTTTACAAAAAAATAAATTAATTGAAGATTGTGCTATAGTTGAACATGGTTCAACATTTGATTGTTTCGATCTTGCCAGAACTAAGAGAAATTTCCAAGCTAGAGTTTATGGAATTAAAATTTGTATACAAGATAAATTTCAAAAACAAACTTTAATAGTATCTGGAGTAGTTGATGATATATTATTAGATTGTTTAAATAATTCATTTATCTCTAATAGTTTAAAAGAAATAGAAGAAAATAAACCATTAGATAAAGATTTTCAAGAATTATCTTGGACAAAATTTATTCAATCATTAACTCTTAAACAATTATTTATTTATAATAAATCTGAAATTTATGAAAAATTTATTGGCTATATTAATCAAACTAATCTAATTAAAAAAAAAACAATTAATCAAGTTGTTAAAGAATTTTTAGGAAATGAATTATTTTCCCAAAGAATAATTTTAATTCAATTATTAATAAAATCATATGAACCTGATTTTCAATATTTAGCATATCTTTTATATGATCTTCTCTCTAATGATAATAATAATAATATTGATACACAAGAACAAACATTATTATTTGATAGTTTACCATGGACTGTCAAAAAATATTTTAGAGATTCTATGAAACAGACTATCGAATATACTAATAACTTATCTAATTTTGATAATAATAAAATACCCATTGAACAACAAATTTGTTTATTAAAAACTAGTGATAATGTCAAAGAAAAAGCTATGCAAAAATTAAAAGAAGTTAAATCAAAATCAGATGACTCAGGATCTAAAGCTAGACAATATTTAGATGGTTTATTAAAAATTCCTTTCAGTATTTTTAAAGAAGAAAATATACTAAATAAAATAAAAAATATTAAAGAATTATTTAATGAAATTATAATTTGTATTAAAGATACTCAGATTATTGATATTACAACAAAAGATAATTATAATAATCTTGAAATTATTAATTATTTAAATCAAATAGAAGATAATATACAAAATATTATTCCAAATAAATTAAAAAATATCTTTTTAGAACAAATTACTAATACTAATAGACCTAATCTAATAAATATTACTAATATATTAAATACATTAATTAAAAAATATGATATTAAAAATATTAAAATTTATACTTCTGGAAAAAATTTAGAAAATATTAAATTTCAAATCTCTAAATTTTTAGATATAGCTATTACTAATAAACAACTAATTGATGATATAATTAATCAAATTATTCAAGAAAAAAATAATTTATTAATACTCAATAATATGAGTTATTATATTAATAATATTAAAAATAAACAGTCAGAAATTACTGATTATATGCTTAAAACTAATAATATTTTAAATAATGCTGTTTATGGACATACTAAAGCTAAGCGTCAAGTTGAACGAATTATAGGACAATGGATAAATGGAGAAAAAAGTGGTTATTGTTTTGGTTTTGAAGGACCACCTGGTGTAGGAAAAACATCTCTTGCAAAAAAAGGTATTGCACAATGTCTTATTGATGAAAATAATGAAAGCAGACCTTTTGCATTTATAGCCATTGGAGGATCATCTAATGGTAGCACTTTGGAAGGCCATAATTATACTTATGTAGGTTCTACTTGGGGAAAAATAGTTGATATTTTAATTGATAAAAAATGTATGAATCCTATTATATTTATAGATGAACTTGATAAAGTTAGTAAAACAGAACAGGGTAAAGAAATAATTGGTATTTTAACACATTTAATTGATTCTACACAAAATGATTCTTTTCAAGATAAATATTTTAATGGAATTGATTTAGACTTATCAAAAGCACTATTTATATTTTCATATAATGATCCAGATTTAATTGACAAAATTTTACTTGACCGTATTCACAGAGTTAAATTCGAACATTTAACTTTGGAAGATAAACTAGTAATAACTAATAAATATATTCTACCTGAAATTTATAAAAAATTTGGATTAGAAGAAATTATTAAAATTAATGATGATATTATCAAGTATATTATTAATCATTATACATCTGAATCCGGCGTCAGAAAATTAAAAGAAATTCTTTTTGAAATTATTGGTGAAATAAATTTAAGTATACTAAAAGAAAATAAAACATATTCTATACCACTTGTATTGACTCTTGATAAAATAAAAGAATATCTTATTGAAAGAGTTGAAATTAATAAAGTTAAAATTAATAATGTTTCTAATATTGGAGTTATTAATGGATTATGGGCAAATTCACTTGGCCAGGGCGGAATTTTACATATTGAAGCTAATTATTTAATTACTTCTACATTTGCTGAATTAAAACTTACTGGTATGCAGGGTGATGTAATGAAAGAAAGTATGACTGTTGCAAAAACTCTGGCTTTCTCTCTACTTACAAATACTGAATTATTAGATATTAATAAAAATTGTGAAAATAGTAAAAAACAAGGAATTCATATTCATGTTCCTGAAGGAGCAACTCCTAAAGATGGACCATCTGCTGGAACTGCTATTACAGTAGTAATTTATAGTTTATTAACTAATAAACTAATTAAAAATGATATTGCAATTACTGGTGAAATTTGTTTACAAGGAAAAATTACCGCTATTGGTGGTTTAGATTTAAAAATTTTAGGTGGATTAAATGCTGGAATTAAAACATTTATTTTTCCTAAGCAAAATAATAAAGATTTTAAATTATTTATGGAAAAATATAAACACATATCTTCCTTAAAAGATATTAAATTTATTCAAGTTGAAGAAATTAATGAAGTATTAAAATATGTCTTTGTATAATATATTTATCTATCATATATATATTATGCCGAGCGATGGAATATCCGGACTTCAATTTACTATGACTAATATCTTTCAATTTGCTGCATTTATTTCACCATTTTTATTAGGTTTCTTTCTTATTATGAGTTCAATTTTTAATCAAGATATTAAAGGATTTATATATTTAGCTGGAGTTTTAATTGCAACAATTATTAATTTATTATTAATGAACATTATTCGACATGAATCTTCTCCCCATAGATCACCAATATGTGATGTTATCGATTTTAATATATTTTCTTCAGGTGGATCTTATGATAATCCTAATTTAAGTTCTGCATTTATAAGTTTTACAATTGCTTATCTATTATTACCAATGATTTATAATAAACAAATGAATTATACTGTATTAGTTTTTCTAATTGCTCTATTTATTATTAATATATTTACAAAAATAACTAATAAATGCACTGATATGGCAGGTATATCTGTTGGAGCATTAGTAGGATTTATTCTTGGAGCATTTTGGTACTCTTTATTAACTGTAACTGGAAATAATAAATTATTATATTTTAATGAATTTGTTAGTAATAATGTTGTTTGTGAAAGACCAACTAAACAATCTTTTAAATGTGCTGTATATAAAAATGGTGAATTAATTAAAAATAATATTATATAATTATGGTCTAATATAATTATTTTCTAATAATTTATCTAAATAATTAAATAATTCATTTTTTGAACGATTAAAAGTAAAACTTTGCATTAATAATTTATCATTATATGGTCTTTTTGAAAATTTTTGTCTAAAATTAATAAAAACATTATAAGTAACTGCACGATTATATAATTGTAATTCTTCATAACTAAATTCAGGTTTATTTAATTTTCTATTAACTATATTATGAAATGACCAAAAAAAATATTCTAAATCATCTTTTCCTCGAATATTGTCTAAACGAGCATCTTTTAAAATTTCTAATGCATGATTTGAACAATATGGACATGGTAAATTTTTACAGACACCATGAATAAAATTATACATATCTCTCTTATTTTCTAATAAATATTTTTCATCTATTTTCTTACCTATAGTATGAAATAATAACCAAACAGCATTACCCCATTCATTTTTTTGCATATTTCTATACACATATATAAAGATTTAATATTATATATCAATTACGTAATTGATATATAAGTTTCATTAAACTTATATAAATAGATATTTATAAAAATAAATAATGGATTATGTAATAGAAAATAATATTGATTGGAATGCATTATTATATAATAATACAGAAATAGATAATAATACAAAAATAGATGATAATAAAAAATATTGTTTGATCTCTAGTTTAGAATTAACTGATGGAAATATTACACTACCATGTAATCATACTTTTAATTATTTATCTATCTATAATGAAATAATTAATCAAAAACTAAATAATTCTAATTTAGAAACACAAAAATTAAAATTTAATCAAATAAAATGTCCATATTGTAGATGTATACATAATCAATTATTACCTTATTATAAATTACCTAATATTAATAGAATTATAGGTATTAATGCACCAGAAAAATACTGTTTAAAATTAAATAGTTGTGAATATTTATATAAGACTGGTAAAAAAAAAGGTTGTTTTTGTTGTAAATCTGCATTTAATACTAATAATGGTATATTTTGTAATACACATATTAAAAATAAATTGTCTTTAATAAATAATAATGATGAAATTAATTATACTAAATTAACTATCCCAATGTTAAAAGAAATATTACGTAAAAATAACTGTAAAGTTAGCGGTAATAAACCTATTCTTATAG